AGAGCGGAGATCATCTGAGCTGTGTCAAACCGAATGGCCGCTCTGGCGGCGGCAGCATCCGCAACCATGTCCATGCGGCTCTTCTCAATAGCTGCCATTGAGCGTTCGCGGTCGAGTGTCATGGCGGCGCGGGCAAGCGCGGATTCTTTCTCAACCTTGCCAATTTGATCGCTTAGGTTCTCGCGGATCTGAGCCATGTCGATGGTAGTGCCCTGCGGGGGTATAGCTTTATTATCGGAGTTAACGACAACAGCTATTTTTGATTTCAACTGAATGATCTCGTTATTTGCGCTGGACAGCGAACTCATAAGGTACACAACGCAAGAGAAGAGGATTGGGATGCCGGAGAAGGTGATCTTTTCAACCAAGGCGCTCTTGCTGGCCGTCGCGGCCATCTCAAGAGCGATCTTTTCCTGCTTCTCTTCGGTCGTGCTCATTTGTCAGCCTTTCCATCAAGCTTGTCGTAGATGCGCTTGAACATATCCTCAATGTGGTCCATGCGCTTGTCCATGTCGGGCTTGCTGACGTAGGACTTGGGAAGATCTACCTCTAATTCATGAAGGTCTTTGCGCAGTTCTTTGACAGCACCCCAAATTTCACGCGCAAACCAGCCGCCTGAAGCGATAGCAGCCCCGCCAACGAAATTTAGAATTGACTGTAATTCCATCACGCGGCTTCTTTCTCAGGCTCAACATTCCCCATGTACCAATTCAGGTTGGTGCGAAGACGAACATCTTCCGGCTCCATTTCAGCCGCAATTTGACCCTGCGCAATGGCTATATCCTTCAGACCAAGGTTCCACGCCGCGACGGCGGCAAGGTCATGTGCCTGATAGCCCCACACAGCGGGATCACAGGTGTAGACGGCTTCGCGGTTGGTGATTTGCAGCGCCCGCGAGGCATAGGCAAAGCACTCTTCCCAACGGCTCTGACGGTAACACAAAAGTGCCAATTCGCACCAAGGTTCGCGGGTGTTGGGGCCTTCACCAGCAGCGGAGTGAAAAGCTTGCTCTGCCTCTTGGGGCAAGCCAACTTCATTGTAGCAGCGGCCCATGACACGGTACGCATAACAGCGTTCATTCTGCCATGTGGCGCGGGGGAGCTTTAGGTAGTTCTTACAAGCCTCAATTGATTCCCACCAACGGCCATGGAAGCTCAGTTCGCGGGCATAGTAGAAGGCATTGCGCGGGCAATCAGGGTCTTCCTTTACAGAAAGCTCCAATAAATCCATGTACTGGCCACGGCTTTTGGTCGGGTCCGGCTTGTGGACAGCGATGAGGAAGTCGGTTTGCGCCCAGACTTCTTCAATGCGTCCGTCAGGTACAGGATATTCGTGGCATGGGTGGTGCCAGTGATAGCCGTGTCTGGCGTGGATCTTCTCGTAGTAGAAGCTGATCCCGCATCCCCAATCAAACATATAACGGAGGCGGGTGGTTTCTCCCTTGATCCAAACACGCTCTATCTCCTCGCGCCAGCCCGGCTGAAGAACTTCGTCAATGTCCAAGCTGATGCAAACATCCATGTCGCGTGGCACCAGCGCCAAAGCCGCGTTGCGAGCGTGATCAAATCTCCAAGGAGATATGCAAATGTGGTGAACTACCGCGCCATATAACTCCGCCTTTTCAGGTAAACCGTCATTTGATCCAGTGTCAGCAATCATAATGAGATCCGCATCTGCCGCAGATTCACAGAAACGCTGCACAAAATGCGCTTCGTTCTTACTGATGGCGTAGACGCATATCTTCAACTTATTCTCCATAGCGATCCCCCTTCGCTGCCAAAATTAAACGATAGTCCAGTAGCTGCCCGATGGGACAGTCACTGTGATGCCAGAATTAATAGAAACTGGCCCAGCCGACATAGCATTGTAGTTGGTCGTAAGCGTGTAATTGACGGTAACTGTCTGCTGGTTTTCGTAGAAAATGCGATCAGGAGATCCGCCGGTTGGATAAATTGATCCTGTGGGGCCAGTAGCGCCAGTCGGACCCGTTGGGCCTGCTGCCCCAGCAGTGCCTGCTGTTCCGGTTGGTCCAGTCGGCCCGGCAACCGTCGATGCTGCCCCCGTGGGACCGGTGGGACCGGTGGGGCCAGCAACGGTAGAAGCCGCTCCGGTGGGGCCAGTGGGGCCAGTGACGCCTTGAATGCCTTGCGGCCCAACATCGCCTTGCGGTCCAGTAGGGCCAAAACCCGTGGGGCCAGTGGCTCCCGTGGGGCCAATACTTCCGTTTGGGCCAGTTGCGCCCGCAGGCCCGGTAACACCCGTAGGGCCAGTCGGGCCATACGGGCCGGTGGGGCCGGGGGTTGTAGAAACGGCTCCAGTAGCACCTGTCGGGCCGGTGGGGCCAACAGCGCCAGTATTTCCAGTGGGGCCGGTTGGTCCTGCTCCGGTGGGGCCGGTATTGCCGGTGGCCCCGGTAGCGCCCGTGGGGCCGGTGGGGCCAGTAACACTAGGACCAGCGGGACCAGTAGGGCCAGTTGCAGCTAGATTGGCAATTGCCTGTGTTGTTGTGCGCTTTGATTCACCAGACTGGACAATCTCAATTTGTTCCGTGCCATTGAGAGCAATAGCCGCGCCAAGATTTGGGATCTGAACATTACTAGCGTAACGAGGCATCAGAGCGGTCCTGTCTTGGGCACTTCATCAAAGCCGTAGGGCAAGCTGGGATCGTTTATAACATATCCGCCGCTGGTGTACGCGCCCGCAAAAGTGGAATTTTGCAGATCAAATTGGCTAGGATTGATAACCGTTATGGTCCACTTCCCGTTCGCCGCTGTAATCCCCTCCACATCAGCTATAATGACCCTTTGGCCAGTTTTGAAGCCAGAAGTCACGCTAACGGTGACTCGAATGATGCCAATGCCATTGTTGGAGACATTGACAATATTCCGATATGTCACCGCATTTGGGTCAGTGCCTGGCTTCTGGTTTAACCCATAAGGCGGCTCGCCAGTTTGTTGCGTAACACGGGTTCTATCCGGCACATCATCATCGATGGTAGTGACGCGAGTGTCACCTTGTTGAACCGGGATGCCGGTCTGGGGATTGGTTGTATTGTAACCTGAAACTTGGCGTCGGTCGATCTCGTCCCAAGCATAGGGCTCAACACGTGGGTTCACAATCGGCATAGGGTCAGCCGGTACAATAATAGCTCTGAGCTGCTCTTGAGGCGTGTCATAGCATGTATTGCAGACAAGAATACGCTTGTTTATGAGCGATGCGCCCGCCCAATCGTACTGCCAAGATAGTTGATAGTGGTTGTACCAGAGCGCACAACGATCACAGATCGCAAAAGCTCGCGGGTTGCGGGCATCTGTCCTGGCGCGGCCTGATCTGGATGCATAGCCCATCTATGCCCTCTTATCGGTAATAGCCAGAAATCATAGGCGAGATGTATTGCTGCGCGGTTTCTACGTTCTGATCGGCGGCGATCTGGTATGATTCGTCAGCCATAGGCTTGATCATTGCCACCGCAGCCGGGTTCCAGATCTGGGCAAGGCGCATAGCAAGCCCATAGGCAAACGCTTCAAGCCACAAATAGGGGATTTCAACCGTCTGGCCGTTTGTGAGCCCGGAATCTTGTATCTGGCGCACCCTGTAATACTTCAAAGACTGCGGGCCGTTGTCAGTGTTTGGGACGGGCCAGAGCGTGACCGTAGGACCGGCAGACCCAGTAGAGCGGGATGCGCTGATCAGGCGGTCAAACCAGTACACCGTAGGAAAGCCCTGCTGTTCCTTGTTGGGGTAACTGGCGTATTCCGTGCGGCTTACCGGCAAGATGATGCGGTCAATGTTGGCACCAGAGTCATCGTTCTGGACATAAGCATCCAAAATCATAACGGTGCTGGGGTCAACAGAATATGTAGCCTGATCGGTGACAAGCGGCGTCGTCACCAGATCAACAGCCCACAAGTTCACACCTTGGTTCGACCAACGGGCGCATAGCATGTTGGATGCCATGCGAGCGGCCTCCATATGCTCTTGCAGCACCGCAGTGTTCCTGATTCCTATAAGATTATAGGCATACAGAACCAACTCGCCGAGCGAAGGGTTAAACGTGTATGTGCCGCTCGTTGCCATCTGACCCTCTTAGGTGCTGGCGTCATTCTTGATGTAGATAACGTGCATTTCGCCCGTCACCTGAGCCGCAGCAGACGCTAACGCCTGCATTTGAATGTCAGATTTTTCTTCAGCCACCAGATATGTGTCAAAGTGACGGTCATACGTACCCCCGCCGTTTACTTTGGCCGTTGCTTCAAAACTGAACACACCTCCAAACGGACGGATAACAACCGCGCCAGTGATTTGATTGTTTGCCGTTGAGCTATTGGACGTGAATGCGTAGCTCGTTATATAAGCAGTGTAGCCCGCCGGAACGGTCCAGAGAGCCATTTGCGACTTGTTATACCCAATCTCAATTTGAGCAAAAACATTCGCCGGGACACCGGAAGTAACGGTGCCCGTCCCCGCGTAGACGATGCCAGCATTTACACCACCGCTACCAGCCGTCAAAACTATGAGGCTAGTCAGCCGAAGATAGCTGTTGACCGTGTTAACCGCCGTCTGACCGTTCAGGGTCACGACTTCGCTAATTTCATTGTAGCTGCCGTCGAGACCGCTGATCTGAATGGTCCTTGCGCCTGTTCCCGCTGCCGCGTCATCCGCGCTACCGCTTGAAATCTTAATGACCGTCGCGGTTGACAAATACGAGTAGACGGAACTTGGCGTCCAAATTGTCTCAAAGGACGTTCCAACGGCATTGTTAATACCAAACTGGAACAGCGTCTCATGCCAAGTGATCTGGCCACGCGAAACCTGAAGCTCAAACGGCTCGTAACGGCCAGACTGTGTGATTGACCAAGCTGTAACCGGCATCGTTAGCTCCTTTTGCCTGCTCTGGCAGCGGCTGCATTATCGACCAAATTTGGATAAGGGCGTCCCGCCGCTCTGGCCGAGGCTTTGGCTGACTGAATTTGTTTGCGGTTAAGATGCTTCGCTTTGGCATCTTTTGGCGCGTCTTTCTCCCAAAATGGCTTGTCCATATCAGCAATCCCACTTTCGGAGTGACTTATTAATGCGGCTGTCAGGATCAGCAGCCTTTGCAGATCCGGTTAGCTTACGCTTCATCCCGGTCATCCTAGCGCAAAAACTGTCCTTTCGCGACCCCCCTTCTGGCTGGGGACGCTTAATATCTTGACCCTGCGCCCTAAGAGACGCCCGGCCCTTTTCGTTGAGCCCGCCCTCGGGGTTTTTGCCTTCTTTACGTGTCCAAGCAGCAGTCATGGCAATCTCCTGCAAAAACGGGGGCGCACGGCCCCCGTTAGTCTCACACAAGATCCGGGAGAAGAGATCTTAGTAGTGAGAAGACTTGCCACGGGGCGTACCCGCGCTGGCAGACGAAAGAACCTTGCCGCCGCTCATACGGGGCTTGCGACCCATATCAGCCTTGGCCTTCTTGCCATCCATCTTGACGGTCTTTCCGCCGCGCTTGAAGCCCTCGGACTTATCCTTGGCTTCCTTTGCAACTTCGGACTGACCACCGGCATAGAAATCGCCGCTAAGAACCTTAGAGGACGGGTTTCCAAGTTTGTGCTGACCTTTACCCTTCATAGAAGCCTCCTATGGCTTAGACGTTAGCAGCTTGCAGATAACGAACAACCAGTGTGCCTGTACCGGCAGTGGCACTCAGCGCGCCGGACAGAACATAGATGATGTCATCCGTAGTCCCGGTATTGAGCCAAGCACCAGTGCGGGTAGCATCTGTGCCGGGGGTGAGCGAAAGAAGACCAATAGCATTGGCATTCGTCGCCGCAACCAGTTCAGTGGCCGTGGCGGAGGTGCCGACGCTGATGGTGTATGTCGTTGTCGCGCTCGTCCAAGCAGCCGTAACGAACAGGTTAATCGAGGTGATCAAGCTGTTGGCGGGGATTACGATGGTCGTTGCCGCAGCGGTAGCCGACTGCGTAACGGTAGCAAACTGCACCATCTCAACGAAGCCGACATTCTTGATCGTGCCAGCAGTGGTGCCGGTCGTATTGAGAACATCGCCAGCCTTGATGGGGCCAGTGAAAGTAGTGGTGCTCATATGAGCCTCCTGCACGAGTTGCCACGTAGTCTGTGCAGCGTCCGCTAGGTCGGTCTACGTGACTGAGAACCCTAGATGAAAGGCGGGGCTTTGAACCCCGCCTCTTAGCATTAGGTCGGGAACGAACCCCAGATGGCGCGCCAGTTGTAGTAAGCGAAGGAGTAACGCTCGTAGCCCTTAACAAGCAGATTGTCTGTGACAAAATCAACCTGCATATCGGATTCGAACTTCACTCGCTCCATGTACGACAGACCGTCGATGTTGGTCAGCAGGAACCAAGCGCGGGTTGAGGTCAAGAAGTCGTTGACCATGTACCCCTCGGGGAGACCGCCAGCCGTCATCATGATCGCGTTCACGTCGTTGTCCGCAGTGCCGGGGCGCAGTTCCGTCTTCGTCAGACGGATAGCAACCGGCTCAAGCTGCGGAGGCACAACAAGCTTGCGGCCACGGGCGAAGATCTTCAGACCAGCCTGGTCCTTGAACGCCGTCCTGATCCCAATCATGCCGTTCAGCAGGGTCGACTCATTCAGGTCAACGGGAGTTGCCGGAATGTTGGAAACCGTGCCGCCGTCGATAGGATGGTCAGAAGCGCAGAGCGCCTTGCCGTCGCCGCCGATGGACGCATTGTAGGTCGTCGCGGTGTTGAGGACGTTCGCGCCGTAGATTTCCTTGGTCTGATGGAAAGATTCAATCAGGCCGAGGTTCGAGGGCATGAACTGTGTCTTGTACAGGTTGTCATCAATCGCTTTGCGAGTGATGGCATAGCCGAGAGCGATCTCAGTATGCTCCTGATTGTAGACGTAGCGTTCGCCAGCGCCGTTATCAAAGGCAGTCTGACCGCCTTCGGTCTTGAGCTGAGCGAGACCCAAGAAACGCATTTCTGCGGTGCGCTCAAGCGCCATCTTGGAATCATGCTTCGTGAAGATCTTGTCGTACTGCGACGGGATCTGCTCGTACTTGCCTTCAACCCCACGGAGACCGGGGAGCAGAAGGTCTTTAATGGCAGAAAGATTAACAGCCATAGTCCCTACTCCTTATTAGACGCCCGTGAGCTGCTTGGTGGAGACGTTATTGAAGGCAACGATAGCCCTCTGATAAGCGCCAGATTCCGTGCCGTTGGCCCCAGGGGGATCGGTCACGAGAGCAACCACCTTGAACGGCATGGAGCTGTCAGTTGCCAAGGTGGCAAGGAACGCGCCAGAAAGGCCGTTGTTGGCGTTGCCAGTACCAATGTTGAACCCAACACCGCTGTTGACATAGCTCTGAGCAACGCTGACGTTGCCAAACTGAGCCACAAACTTGGCGTTCGGGTCATTGATGATGTACGCCTCGATGTTGCCGCTGTTGTCGCTGCCCGGCCACCAGTTAGACCAAACAGTGCGCTTCTGCGACACCGAGAGATACTTGCACCCAATGAAGATGCCAGCGATCTGGGTGTTGCCGGACGAGCTAGAAGTCGTACCACGGACAATGAAGCCGTTCGCATCGGGCTCTACGGGGTCGCCGTTATAGATAGCAGTCGTGCTGCTGGACGAGATAAGGACCGCGACCTGTTCGTAGGTCGGGGCGGAACCCGTGCCACTGTACTGTTGAAAACCGTTATAGGCGGCAGTGTTCGCCATGACGGAATCTCCTTTTTCAGGAGGCTCGTCATCTCACGCCGGGGAGATTCGGAAGCCGGGGGAATTTTAACCATCCGCGCCGGGGGATGGGGACAGCCCATACGGGCTTCAAATGAGAAATTACAATTATAATCTACAAATGTAAAGGGGCCGCAAAATGCGACCCCTCCAAAAGCGTATTTTAATCGCCAGGAACCTCAATCGGGGAATATCCCTTCTTGATTTGCGCCTTAGCGCTGGGATGATCACGGGTCAAAGTGCCATCCGGGGCAGCGTTAAGCTGTTGTTCTTTCACGCGAACTTGGTTTCGAGCCTTTCTCAGCTCATTTGCCCGCGCTTCGTTAGAAATAACTGCCGGGCGCTGCATGAGAACCATGCCTTTGCGCTCAATTACAGGGTGAGAGCCCTGCATTGGCATCATATTAGGGTGGCGAGCGGTTGAAACGGGCTCCCAACCCATTCGCGCCAGCTCAACTTGATACGCAGGATCTTCTTGGCCCAACAAAGTGCGGCGCTTCCACTCGTAGGTCCACCCATCCGGCGCATCCGGGGTGCGGAACTCGTCCACACCCTCGTCTACGTTCTCAAATTGGCCACGAATTTCAGCCGCACGGCGGGCAGCGGCAGCCCTGGGGTCATCTTCCCGCATAGCAGGACGCATGGGCGGGCGGCTGACACCGGGGGTTTCGATGGTGATGTTTGCTTCCGGCTCAATTGCCATCATTTCGGGTGGGATAGGCGATGTACGAGGCGGGCGACCGCGACGTTTTGCAGTAGAATCAGTCATTTAACTCTCCTCAGTTCAGGCGATTATTTTCGCGCATCTTGTTTCGATAGTACTCTTGAGGCGTAATTCCGCTGATTTTAGCGGCTTCCACCTCTGCGGCAGTCAGCGTAATGACACCCGGCCTATGATTGGGTGAATCAATAGGTTGGCGGGACACCGGAGCTGACGGAGGAGCTGAGCGCCTCTGCTTGGTGGTTGCCGCACTGGACATCACGTCATCCACCTCGGGGATAGATCTACGGTTTGAATTAATTCCAAGCCTGTTCTCAACAAACTGGAAATACGCATCTGATTCCAGGGCGATCCCGTAGTCAACCGCATCCTCATGTGCCCGCGCCATCACGCGAATTGACCGCGCATCCGGCAAAGCATCCCGATTTTTCTTCAACCACTCCGCAGATCGCGGGGTAACTTGGTCAATGAGCGAATCAACCGTCAATTCCCCTGGCGGGGCTGTTTGAGGCTGCACTCTAGGCTGTTGCTTCATCTCCTCAAACCCACGCTCAAGCTGGCGAAGATTTGTAATGTTAGCAGTCATCTGCTCTTGAAGCTCAGCAGCCTTGTCAAAATCGCCAATGGCCATTGCATCGCGAAGGTTGCCCTTCAAGATCTCTTGGTCACGGCGAACAGACTCAATTGCACCGCTCACAAGGTGCATATTGCTGTCACTGGCCTCGTTCTGGGCCATCCGCGCTTGCTCCGCAGCTTGCCGAGCCATAGCTTCAGCAGCCATACGGGCTTTACGCTCTTCCTCAAGATTTTTATTAAGCTTTTTTAAAGCCTTATCGACATCTTTTTCAGGTGCCTTGGCCTCAACCTCAACCGGATCATCAACAATTTCAACTTCCGGTTCGCCTTGTTTTGCCCCCTCTACTGGCGGGGCATCATCCAACTTAAACTCAATCTGTTCTTCTTCTCCAGACATGAATTTCTCCTATTACCAAACGCGATCAGGCTGATCGATGCGGCCCTTGATGTTCACATCATCGATCATCCGGCAAAGGACGTTGTTGACGGTGATGCTCCACCCGTCAGACGGGCGAAACACGATCCAATCGCCCTCTTTGATTTTAAGGCCACTGAACCACTGGCCCGAATTGTCCTTAAAAGCCTGCGATCCCATCTTGACCACCAGCCCGACTTTGGACTGATAGCGGTCCTCATCAGTGGTCTGGCTGGTCAAAATGATCCCGCTCTTTGTTTTCTGAGGGCGGATGTACACCGCCACCAAAACTTGATTGTTGAACACTTCAACTGATGAAATGTCGCCCATTTCCGTCCGTATGGTCTCAGCCGGATCTGTTTCGTGCTGCATAGTCATAAACGGCATCTCTATTCCCCCTACTCCTTGCCATTCACAATGGCTTCCGCGTCATCGCAAAGCTCAAGAGCCAAGCGAAGTCCTTCGACTCTACCAACTTGGTGTCGGTAGCCCGAAAAGTCAAAACCTTCGATTTGATAAGAGCTTACGAGAGTTTCTTTAATTCTCTCGATTTCAGCATTGAGGAGCTTTTTCAGCTCATACTGATAGTACGCCTGATATGTTGTCTTCATAAACCGCCCCCTGCGGTTCCCCTGTTGGATTGGTGGGTGGAGACACGAAGGGGGATCGCATCCCCACCCAATTCACAGCGATCTCGATCACCGCTGCAAATTTAGTAGTTGCCCGGCTCAATGCGGGCGGTCTTGGAGGCAATCTCAGCCTTCTCCAACCGTCCTTTGCCCGAACCAGCGCCAGCATCCATGTCCTTGTAGGAGCTATAGGTGCGGCCACCAACTTTGCGAGCGCTGCGCTTGCTTTCGGCAATTTCTGTCTTTTGAAGACGGCCCTCACCGGAGCCCGCGCCAGCAGTCATGTCCTTATAAGACGTTGCCCGCCCGCCAGACTTACGAGGCATAGGAGCCCCACCAGCAGCAGGCATAGGCATGGGGATAGGCATCGGCATGGGCATCGGCGCACCACCGGGAGCGCCACCCGGAGGCGGAACAGCTACAGGCATCCCGCCCGGCATCCCATCCATGCCCGGAGGCTTGGTCGGCCCACCCATGGGGTTAGGCATCATGTCGCCCATTCCAGCAGGCTTGCCCGCGCCAATGATGATGTTGATCGCGGTCTTGCCCTTACCCTTGGTCTTGCCGCCATCCTTGCGAGCCGTGCGGCCACCGGGGACTACGCCGGGGATCTTGCCGGGATAGCCGGGGCCAGAGAAGACCTGACCGCCGGTAGCGCGCTTGGCGCGGCCACCCTTTTTCATCCCACCCATTGCATTTTGTTGATCAGCAAGACTGGCATCTCTTGCGCCCATATTTGCAGCAGACGCCTGAGCCGCAGCCCGATCAGCAGAACCCATACGACTTTGGCGGCTTCCGTCATCCATCCCCATAGCTTGACCACCAACATCTTTGCCGGTGCGGCCACCGCTCTTCTTCTCATCTTTGTCGTGGCTCATTTCGTCCGCAGCAATGCCAGCGCCAACGCCGCCAAGTAGGCCCGCAAGACCACCACCCATTTTGCCGGTGCGGGCCTCAGACTTCACCATCTTCTTGATGAGCGCCTTGTCAGCAGCGATGTCCTCGTGGCCTTCAGTCTTGCCGCCCTTCTTCATGCCGGTAGCCTTAAGGGGAGAAAGAGAACCTTTTTTAAGGCCAACAAAGTTCATGGTAGCGCCGGGGACATCGCCGACAGCCTGTGCGCGCTGCATCATTTTAGCGGCACCAGCCATAGGTCCGCCAACCATCTTCTTGGCGCGGCCACCAGACTTCAAGCCACCAATGTGCTTGTAGCCTTCGCGCTCCTCGTTGGCTTCCTTCATGTTCTTGTTCACAAGGGAGTCAGCGGTGATGGGCTTATTGCCAGTGCGGACAGACTTGCCCATGTTGGCTACAGCCTTGCTGCCCTCAACCTTGCCACCCGACTTATAAGCCCGGCGAGAAATAGGGCGCATGCCCGTCTTCACATCTGCCTTGAGCATTTCAGGGGGCGTAAAAGTAGACGAATCAACCCTTTCAAGCGGGCGATCTGCCGTAAGGCGCTGGGCCTTAGCTTTCATGGCCGCACGGGCCTGTTTTGCCATATCAGACATGACGACTCCTAGTACCAGGATTACGGGCGTCCCCGTTGGCGATTTGCCAATTTAGAAGCTATCATAATAGCTTGCTCAGCAACAGAGCGGCTTTTCCCCTTTTGAGATTTAAGCTTAGGTTTCCGGCTTTGAGAAACATCCAAAGCTTTTTTTACCATTTTATCTCTACTGGACCGTGGTGTTTTGGTTACAAGGCCGCCGCGCTTCTCACCGCCGCCGCCCCCGTCTCCACCCCCACCGCCATCACCGCCGCCTCCATCGCCTCCACCATCGCCGCCACCGTCACCTCCGTCGCCACCATCGCCGTCACCACCATCGCCATCGCCATCGCCGTCGCTGTCACCATCATCCCCATCATTATCGTCTGCTTCATTTTCAGGGGCCGCCGGAGGAGCGGGGGATGCAAGATTTGCATCATTTAATGCGTCTATCATGCTTTGCGGCATGTCAGCAGGGTCCATAACCGAAAGACCTTGGGCCGGTGCAGCAGATGGCGCACTAGCCCCAGAAGGACCAGAAGTTGATTCCGGCGCTTCAGTGTTGGCACTGGGAGCCGCAGGGGCCGCGCCAAATGCCCCGGTTTCTCCACTGATAGATTGGTCTTGCATCCCAGCGGTAAACTGCGCTCCCGCTGCTGTGGGACCAGTTATATCAGGGTTGTCTTCAAGCTGATCTGGCGTTGCAAATGCTGGCGGGGCAGAAAATGACGGGGCTTGTACGCCGGGCGTCATTGCGGGAGCTGGAGCAGGCGCGGGCGCTTCGCTGATCTGTCCCCTTGAGCCAGGCATGGCAACATTGCCCATCACATCATAAACGGGATCAGCAGTAGTGGGAGCAACAAGCGACCCAAACGGATTTGCCGCCGCTTTCCCTGTGTACATATCGCCAAACATCCCCGGCGTGGGGGCAACGGATGTGGTGGTGACGGATCTGGTATCAACTGGGGACGCAGGCGCAGGGGCTGGAAGATCGTATGTGTCTACCTTACCAACAGGCGCGCCAGTAAACGAGAAACCGGGTGCAGTTCCTGATGGCGTCGCAGTTGCCGTTGGTGATGACATTACCCCTTGGGGAGTAGCTGAAGGCAAGCCATAGGATCCAGAAAGACCATCGCCTCCACCCCCGCCAGAAGGTAATGTCTTCCCAATGCTGTCCGATCTTTCCAGCACATCTGTATTTGGAACATCTTTAACCGGCGGCTCATAAGGGTTGGTTTTTGGACCTTGGTACCCAGTGCGGAGCGGTTCAATCTCTGGCAAAGGCTTGCGCTTTTGCGCGTCAATATCACGCATAAGCTGCTCATAGATGGACTGGTCATAGAAGGGGCTACCGCCATCAGCGTAACGCTTGCGGGCTAGACGCAGGGCTTCGCTGATGGAAGTAGGACGCTTCATGGTCAAACCCTTAGCGAGAAGAGATCAGATGGTGAATGATCTCAAGAGCCTTGTGAACCGAGTCTGGTTTGCCAGCAGACCCGCCACGCTTCATGCCCTGCTCATTGAGCTTGGTCACATCAAAGTTGGGATCATCCTTGTGGGTTCTGGCATACTGACGCTCTGCCCGCATCCATGCACCAGCGTCTCCGGGGTCAGCCTGCGACTGCTCAAAGAGCTGTTTTGTGGTAGCTGGCCTGTTTGTAAAGAGGTTTGACAGAAACCCTTCTTCAGGGCGGCGCGGTGATGCAGGGGCTGCTTCTCCAGTTGCTTGTGCCGCCGCCATGCGTTGCCTAGCTAATTGAACTGGGTTTTTGGGATAGGCTGAAAGCTCATCTACGCCTGGGGCATTGCTGCGATTGTAATTACGAACCGCACCAGCAGGATAAGCTGAAAGTTCGTCAACCCCAAGCGAATTGGTGCGATCCAAACTTCTGCGAACCGCACCAGAAGGATAAGCAGACAGCTCATCTACGCCCAACAAATTGCCTCGATCCATATCCTTGGGTCCGGCTGCAGCAGTTGCAGAAGGGCCATTTATTGCAGGAGCAAGGGCAAAACCCGCAGCAGCAGGCACTCCAACATATGCAGTGCCCTGCGCAATGCGCTGGCCAGGCGTAAATGCTGTACGGCCCGGCCCGAACTGACCGTTTGGCATGATCTGCTGCAGTTGATACCCAGTTTCAGGGTTAATGACTGGCCTAGGCCTTGTAAGATAATCTACCGGGCCAGGTATTTCGCTAACCCTTTGAGCAAGCGCCTCAAATGGGTCATGGATAGCACCCATAGCCGGTCTCATTTGGCCAGTTAACGGGTCTCTTACCGACTGGGGCATGCCAGTTTCTGGATTAACAAAGCGGCCCGGATTGCGGTTTTGCTGTATCGCCAGATCTACTGGACTAATGGACCTAGCAGTCTCTACCGCCTCGGATGCAGCAGATGGCGCAGCAGGACGGGCGGCAACAGTTGGTGCCGGTGCCTGCGCTCCTCCTTCTCGCAACACCCTGAACACTTGCTCTCTGTCCGCAGAAGGCATTGCATTGATTGTCTCTTGCATGTCCCTAGGAAGATAAGAAAACTCTCTGGGGATGTTGGCAAGTTCAGACGCAGCAGCGGGTTTGGGGCGAGGCTTAAACATGGACGCACCTTTGGATGGAAGAGGGGTAAACATGCTTGCAATTTCAGCAGCGTGTTCGGGAGCTGGGCCAAGCGTTCTGCCAACAGGTTTGGTGAAATACTCGGTCACCCCCGCCAAGGGCGATATGGCGGATAAAGCAGACCCGCCAATAACCTGACCAGCCCCATAGAGGGGATTAGTTTTAAAGTTCTCATATCCGCGCTGGCTTATATCTCTACCAGCCCCGTAAGTTGCGGCGGTGCCCCCTGTAAAGTCAAACACCCTTGGAGAAAAATACTCTTTAGCTTTGCTGGCAACATCACCAAAAAACCCTCTAGGTTTTGACGCTGGAGTAGTTGCCGGAACAAGGATGGTGTTGCCATTGGCGTCAGTAGAAAGTTCATAGGAGGGAGAAGCCATTACAGTTCTCCAGTCTGAGTGCCATCCAGAGTAGGCTCATTGCTCTCTAGACGCTGAAGCATTTGAGGATCCAAGAATTGCTGAGCATCAGCAAGCCCATCAGGGTTGCGCATGACTTCTTCAGCAAGTTTGATGGCGGCAAGGCGCTCGCGGCTTTCGCGGTCACGCTTACGGTTGATCGCATCCAGCATCGTGTCTTGGTTGCGCTGCTGGATCTCCATGCGCTGGGTATCCACTTGCGCCATCTTGGCGGGGTCACCCTGATCGCGCTGCATCTCCATTTGGAGCCGCATGTGATCAAGCTCCAGACGGGCTTGAGACTCTTGCGCACGGGTCTGGCTATCCAGCATGCGGGCGTCAGCGTTGCTCTTGTCGTTTTGGGCCTTGGCCATGGCCTGCATAAGCTCTGGCGGGGGCTTGCCCTGCGCAGACGCCGGAATCATGAACTGTTGCGGGTTGCTCCAACCAAGGGCTTGCAGCGCAGCCGTGTCCACTGCAATCGGGTCATAGAGAGCCGGGTTGGACGCCACCAACTGCTTTAATGCCAGCACTTTCATAAGCCGCTGGGTTTGGCTTGAGGTATTGGGGTCCGCCTGCGGAACAAAATAGTAATTGTCCAACGCATCGATGAACGTCTTCTCGTCCCACGGATACGCAGTCTTGCGGCGCTTTTGCCAGAAGCTTTCTGGATGCTCCTTAAAGCACTCCACCAACATCTCAAACTCTTCGGACTGAGCCGAGTGCATCCTCTTATGGACCGAATTTAAAACTTTCTGGGCCTGCTCAATCATGGCAAGCGTCGTGCCCACGGGCGCGTCTGGCTTGCCCTCGGTCACCATGACCTCAGACGTTCCGCCAACACGCATGCCGGTGTCAGACATCTGGGTGACAAGGTTCATGAGAGCGCCGGAGGGCTCCTTGTAAGGCAGAGGCATAATGGCTTGGTTGATGGGCATGCCATTGGTCTTGACCAATGCACCCCCGCCAGGAGGAACACGGAATATGTTGGTGTTCTGCCTTGCCCCGGTGTCAGCCATGAGAAAACCGGGGAAATTGTTGTACATGCCAGCGTCTAACAGCTCCCGCCACGCCGCCGTGATAGCGTTTGTCGTGTTGCCGAGTATATGAAGTAGCCCAATATCATAAAAGCCCATGCCAGGAACAAAAGTGTATTTAACAAATCGGCGCTTAGCGACCGGAAGCTCCTGATCATCCTCTGCATAGTTGCGCACCACCGACAAAACTTGCTGTGACGACAAATCGATAGTCACAATGTAGGGGATCTCAAGCCCAGACGGCTTGCCCTTGTGTTTATGCTCAAAACCGGGAATGTCCAGTTCGCAATAGACCTCATAGATCTCGCGATCACGGTCATCCGGGTTCATGGAGCCGGTCGCAATGCCTTGCTGAGCGTTTTTCTCGCGCTGGACGCTGTCGAGATCCGGCTCTTTAGGCGTAGAAAGGTCAATATCGCGGTAAACACCGAGAATTTGCAACCTTTTGACCGTGCTGGGGCGCATATAGGACCGATGTGTAATGCGTTTTGCATTACGCAGGTCTGTCGCGGCGTTGTTGACGATCAAATCGTTTGCATCGACACTCTCGGAAACCGGGCGGTTGCGCAACGGGCAGAAATACACCTTCTTGAAGCTTGTGCCACCAAAGCCAAGCATAAGAAGCATGCGATCCGTGTCGGGATAGTACTCAGTAGCCGTTGCAGTCAGGTAATGATTGAGGTCATTCTCCAGCGCATTGGCTAACTGGTCGTTCTCAAGGGTTGCGTTGTTGTTATCATTGCGAATTTTGACTGGCCCATCGGTCGGGAGCAGCTCAGAACGCGCATTTGCTTGGAATCGCAGCACTGCTTCAAGCAGCAGCGGGTGTCGGACCTTACTCATGCCCTCCACCGGAGCGCCATCGGCGGTTCCCTGCAAGCCGGGGATCTCAATCTTGAGGCCGAGCAGCTTAATTCCTTGCGCCCGGTCCTCGATCCAGTCATTGCGGCTCTGGATGTCATCCCGAATGCCGCGCAAAAGCTCTTGTGCAATGTTGTTAAGGTTGCCTTCGGCGACATCATCGACCAGATTGCGATACCAATCGGTCTCGTCGCGCTCTTTGCGGTTGTCGTCAATGGGTTTCCCATCGAGGGAAATGGTTATTGAGCCGTCTGCATGCTCAATTTCAAGAATTGCGCCGCTTGAATCAGATTTAGGGGTGTCTTCGCCGTCCTCGATGATCTCAATAAGAGCGTCTTCCCCGCCAAGGGCCTCATCTTCAGGTGGTGCTTGCCTGATGTTGGGCATCAAACCGGGGGTCATCGGCATGGAAGTTATTCCTCTTTAAGGCCAAGGGCTTCCATCTCCGCGACGAAGCGCCGAATACCTTCTTGAGCCGCAATAGTATCGGATTGCGCCATAATTTCATAGTGCCGCACATAGTCATGGGGTTTCTTGCCCCAGACTTCGACCCTGAAGTTGCCAATACGAACGGGCGTATTTGGCGTAATGACATCCACAATTGCGCTGGCGAGTACCTGGGACATGCGTTTTTCCTGTTTAATGCCCAGAACTCTACAGGATTTTCCTTAAACTGGATAGAGCGGGGTCCATTGATTATTGCCCTTAAAGGCCAAGCTATCCTCAAGTTCCGCCTTAAACTCATCGCCGCGCATAATGGCCCCGGTCTCGCGCAGATGTCTCATGGCCATGCTTACGGTATCGACCAAGTCGTCATGCTTGCCTTTGGGAAACTGCCCGACTTGGGTAATGACCATCTCGGCCCATTGCCTGGCGGGGGCAAAGACCAAACCTTCAGCGAACAAATGCTGAACTGAGTACAGCCGCGCCAGCTTATCTTGGGACTTGGGGTCGAACATGTGGACGCCAAACTTCTCAAACCCGTACATCCGGCGGATTTCTTGGGCGACCGAATGCCCGGCGGCTTTGTTCTCAATGAGGAGCGTGTCCACCTTGAGCCTGCGGCATGTGTCGGAGACCTTCAAAACCAGATCGTGCAACTCATACCGGCCTTGCCAAGCATGCATGAGCATAACCCTTGGCGCGGTTTCCGTGTACTGGCGCTCATATGCCATCCGTTCGCCGTGGCGATTACCGGCGTGGCTGGGAGACTGAACAGAAACTCCACTGGTAAACACGCCCCACACTGTCATGGCGGATGGGTCGTTCTCGGTCTTGGTCGTATATGCCGTGTCTAGCGTGGCGATGATCAGGTCCATGGCGGGGAAGTGCGGGGAATCCCAAGGTTGCCACCACTCACGCTTGATGATGCCGCCGCCTTTGGGCTCCGGGCGCTGCTGGAGCTGACCGGCTGCTGACCATGGGCCAAGCTGCTTTTCGAGGATTGTCACTTCGGTTTCGCCAAACCGTTCTGGCCAGAGCAGTTCACCTTCGCGGGTTTCTTCAAGCTCTATCTGGGCCTCAATGTTAATAGCAATTCGATTGCCGTCATCATCTATTTCAACAAGGGGCTCGCCTTCGTCGTCACAGCCACGGGGGTCATTCCAACCAATAGAGGTGACGGAGTGCCGCTGCCACTCGTAGCGCATGGGCAGACAGAGATGGGTCCACTCACCCTCATCCTTGGACATGATGTGGCCGGTTAGGTCTTCTTCTGACAACCTCTGCTGGATAACCACGAATGCGCCGGTTTTGGGGTCATTGAGGCGGGTTGAAAGCGCACCGTCCCACCATTCGATGGTCGATGCAATGGTAGCTTCGGAGAAAGCTTCTTGCGCTGCATTGGGGTCATCAACAACAATAATAGAGCCGCCCTCACCAGTAAGCGCGGAGCCCACCGATGTGGATAGGCGCGAACCATTCTTGTCATTGTCAAAGCGCCCTTTGGTGTTTTGGTCTGAGGTAAGCTTAAACCTGTCGCCCCAGAGGCTGCGGTACCATGGGCTTTCGATAAGGCGGCGGCATTTAACGCTATCGCGCAGGGACAATTGCTGAGCATATGATGCATGGAGGAATTGTACGCCCGCGCCAGAGGTTGGACTGGTGTGGGATTGCGCCCATGTCCAAGCCGGGAACGCGCACGAGGTAACGGATGATTTGCCCATGCGGGGCGGAATGTTGATGATAAGGCGGCGAATTTCTCCATCGACTACAGCTTGCAAATGCTCTGCTATGGCTTCAATGGGCCAGCCCTCGGTGAAGGGGGATGCGTCGATATATTTCCATGAGTTCTTTAGGAATGTGTAAAGGCTTTCTTCACAATCTACGCGATCCAGCTCTGCAAGCTGACGCTCAATGTCGATCTGCTGGCCGTCGAGGGTAAGTGTGGTCATAAGATGGGGGCGATCCTGTAGAAGTCCATTTCGGGGTGCTGGACCAGTGCTTCACTATATATGCGATCAAAGCCGTAGTGGTAGACCACCATGCCTGGGATCCATTTGCCTATGAGAAGCCTGGCTTTCCAACGGCGTTTGGAAATATTTTTGCGCATGAGCAGCCCCCTGTTCAAATAAAATATAGCTCATGGTTGATTATTTTGCTATAGTGATTTGGACGGATGCTCCGTCATAGCAGCAGTAGGAGAGCAGCATGTTTACCATCAAGCACATCGACAAGCACAACACGGAACACCTTATTGAGGCTGAAAGCGTTTGGTACCGAGACAACACAGAAGAGGTCGTTGATACGGACAAGCCAATGATATGGGAACTTTCCTATACCACTGGGCCGCTGGTTCATGGCGGTCGGCTTACGCGAACCATTGATTTTGGCCTAGTTTACGTAATGAACAGTAATGGGAAAACGGTAGCCAACTATGACCTTGGCGACCCAGAATAGTTAGGCATCTAAGGAACGCCCGGTTGGTTTAGCCGTGCCAACACGTCAGCGGGTATTGGGGATGGCTCCATAGCGGCCATTAATGTTTCACGTGAAACACTGAGGACAGTGCAATGATTGCATCGCGGCGTAGGTTCTTGGCCGGAATTGGAAGCATATTGGCCGCGCCAGCAATTGTGCGGGCAGACAGCCTGATGAAGCTTCACCATATTCCAGAGCGTTGGGCTACCGTTTGGGGCGTTGGCTGGGACTTTGAGGTTGTTGAGGTTCCGTTATGGGAGCCTATGTCGGTTGCTCAGTTTGGCGGGGCTGAGTGCATAGGTGGTCATATTGAAAAGTTTCGCGAAGTTACGGATTGGGTTTACACAAAACCTATGCCTGTGCCGTTTCTTACTCCCACTCAAATGCCGGACGGGCTAATACCCGCAAATCCTATGGACAGGTTTGCTGCAATGCAACGCGGTGAGTGGAAGATGGTGCCCGTACCGTCGTTAGAACATCCACATGCCGTTAGGTACGAGCCAGTGACCGTGTTTGATGACGCCAAAGAGATGGATGGCAAACACCCCTACATTCGCAAGCTCGACCTAAAAAAACATTGTGGGGACCGTCATGCGGAGCACTTGGTTGAATTGGCAGAAGTTAACAAGACCCGCAATGATGATTGGGAAATTGAAGGCAAAGACCAGCACAGGGTTGATGTTGCCCATATGTATGAATTGTCTACCGGTAACAGCGACAAGTGGGATTACGACCGCTGGGAAGCTTTTAGGAACGCAAACCAACCTACTGGTCCGTTGCCAACAGTAAAGTTTAAGGTAGCTGTTAAATCTATTGTTTGATGTTTCACGTGAAACACTGCATTTGACTTCCAGAGCCCGCGCCAGTGAGGTATACTGGTTTTGCTGGAGAGCGCTTGGCAGCTCCCTCTTTGGCACGGGGGGCGCTTTTGAACACGGCGTCCCCCACCATAGTTAGCCAGACGCCTAACTAGGCCTAACACCTGGCGCGGACAGCCAAGACCACGTGTTTCACGTGAAACATTCCAAGTATGTCAAATCTCTTATACCCCGCTAACCTCCATATAGGCCCCTACAGAAGGGTACCTATGACCGGGGGTACCGGGGGGGGTATGCCTATGGCCTATGCTGGGGTAGCGCGCCATGCCGCACTGTATAGAGAGCGGGTACCTACAGGGCGGGGGGGGGGTAGTGTTTCACGTGAAACATAGCTTGGGCATATGGGTTTGGTATATTGGCGCGGTTAACAGAGGGGGGATTTGGTACCTAAGACCCCCCGGCCTCTTCTGGACAGCGGCCTGGGGTGGTGGTCCGTCAGAGTACCTTGGAAACTAAAACTAAACTGGAGAAACATAGTTAAGCTTGTCTCCGAGCGGTGACGAAGTGCATAAACTATTAGTTTAGTTTAGTTTAGTTTAGTTATGTTGCGTGGTTTAGTTTAGTTATGTTTAGTTTAGTTTAGTCATCCCTCTATTAGTTTGGAGTCGCGTACTTGTGTGAGCATTGCGCGCAAGGCCGAAC